TACCTCGGTGTAGACCGTGGCGCCGGAGGAACCGCTGGAAATATCCACATAGGCGCAGCAGTCGAAACAGCCGTTGATCGCCTCTGTCTTGGCCTGGAGTGCCGCGCATACCACGGCGTTTTCGCTCCAGCCGGGTGCCAGCAGAATACCGGGGGTCATGCCCAGCTTGGGGTAAATCTGTCGCACCAGTTCCAGCCCCGTTTCCTTGCCGGTGGCGGCGTCCACGCCGCCCACAATGTCGGTATAGGTCACGCCGTCAGGCTTAATGCTGGTGCTGGATACGGACAGCGTAGCGGCCTCCTTGGCGGCCTTGGACAGCAGGGTGATCACCACGGTGCCGTCCTCCGCGTGGGCTGCGGTATAGTCGCTGCCAGCTGCCAGGAGGGTGGAATTGTTTTTCACTTCCAGCGTGTCCAGCATGACATACTCCTTGTTGTAGGAGATCATGCCGTCCAACACGGCGCAGTCCTCCGCCGCGTTGATGGTGGTGTGGGTGGACTTGGTGGGATCCAGCACATTCACCAGGATAATGGGTGCCACGTTGAACACGCGGAAACAGGCATCAATGGACTGGCACAGACTGAATTTCTTGAAGTCGTCGGAATAGCCCACGGCCTCCTGGCACTCCTTGAAGCTGTAACACAGCATAGGGGTGTTGGCCGCCTTTTTGGGGTTCTTGGACAGGTGGATGGGCGCCACGCCGAAAATGACCTGCAAGCCTGCGCTCCCCTGGATCGGTGTAGTCAGACTGGTGTCCTGTTCGATGTTATAAACGCCATGATGATATGCCATTGTTTTTTACCTCCCGTTAGAGTTTGGCCTGTACCAGTCGATACAGGCGGTAAATATGACCGCAGCCGCCGCGCAGTTTCTTCATGGCGTCCGGCAGCTGGTCCAGCGGAATCACCAGGCCGCCCATAGCCGGGTTTTTGGCGATAGCCTCCGTCAGGGGCGTGGGGATCCCGTTGCTGTAAAACGTGTTCTGGTTGGCCACTCCCGGAACAGTTGGGCCAACGTAGACCACCGTACCGGCGGTCTGTTCGGTCTTTTTGGCCTTTGCCATTATTCTGGCACCTCCTTGGAGATTGTCGGCGCCTCAAAGTTCAGCGACACGGCGGCGAAATAATACGGGTGCGTTTCCTCCTCCTGGGTCGCCCATTCGATAGGATATTGCAGCACATATTTCCCGCCCACCACACCGTTGGCGCCGTAATGGGTCATAATGCTGTTGACAATGTGGAGGGCGTCCCGGTAGCCTTGGCGGTTGGGGTCCGGGTCGAACACGCAGACCACCAAAATGACCTTGACTGTTTGCTGCTCCCCCTGTTCAGGCAGGGTTCCGTTTTGCAGGCGCACCAGCACATAAGGTTCCGGCAGCTTGTCCGGCTGGGTTTCTTCGTCGTCGCCCTCGCGGCACGGAAGATCCTGCGGGAAAACCCGGATCTCCCGCTCGGCGCCCATGGAGTTGGCCAGCCTGTCGTGGGTAAACAGCCTTTTCAGATCGTCCACAACGGCGTCCAGCAGGTTTTCTTGTGTCACATGATTGCGCCTCCTTGACTTGTATCTGTTTGTCACTTATAATTGCGGCGTGGTAATAATCAGCGCAAATAGCTGAAACCACAGAAAGGGAAGATATGAAAAGAAAGGTGCTTGTCTGTTTGCTCTCCGTGTTACTTTTGCTTTCCCTTGCCGGTTGCGGCAGCACGGAGCAGGACCCCGAACCGAACGATAGTCAGCCCTCCGGCGAGGTTGAGCAGCAGCCGGATGAGGCCAGCGGCCCGTCCGTGAAATACGGCGAGTTACTGGAGCTGACAGACAACAGAGAGACAAACGGCGTTGTTATTGTGAAAGCAAAGATCACGCCGAACGCCACAAACAAGCTGACGGTTGCGCAGAATTATCACAACGCCGTGGATCTGATCGCGGAGCAGGGCTATTCCGATTGCGAGTTGCAATACTGGGCCGTGGCCGATATGTCCGACGGCTCGGAGGGCAAAGCGATCAGCTTTACCGTTCCCGCTGACATTGCGGAAAAAGTGGCCAGCGGCGACGTAGCGGCCACACAGCTGCCCGATCTGGTTACGGATCTCTGGATCCTGCCCAGTCTTTCCAACTGAATCGCCTGCGGCGGCCTCCGGGCCGCCGTTTTTTTATGTCGCTGCGGTGATCTTTCGGATCTGCTTTTCCATTTCTTTCTGCATGATCTGGAACGCCAGCGTTTCGGCCTGTTTCCGTACTTCCTCGTTTCCCAGCATATGGGGAACAGCCGGGGACAGGAGTTTTTTCACCGGCAGGCGGTTTTCGCCTCGCCGCTGAACAATGGCAACGTGGCCGCTGGCAAATCGAGTGACGAATGCTTTCAGATCGCCCTTTTTCAACTCTTTTTCGCGGCCCTCGTTCAAAATCTGGGCCGCCGCCGCGCCAGTTTTGGTATTCGGCTGGGTCAGAAACGCCATAATGTCCTGCATGGGGCCTTTCGACGTGATCACAGCGGAAACGGCAGCGCCTTTCTGGGTGGTGACCCTCGGCGCTCCCTTGTTCTGGTCTTTCAGCCCGCTTTCGTCTACCAGGGCGTAGCGTTTTTTTGCGTCCTTGACAAGCTGGGTCTTGACTTTCTGCGCAGTGGTCTTTACCACCTTTTGGAGAACGTCAGGCGCTCCCAGCTTAGCCTTGAACCTGTCCAGCTGTCGTACGATCTTTTCCACTTCGGCGTCGGTGTCGATCTCCAAAAACGTTAGTTCGCTCATGTGCGCGTCGCTCCCAACTCAATGGCCAGCACCCCGGCCTCCTCGGTGCAGTCCGTTACCTTGTACTGCCGTCCGTCCAGGGGCAGCATGGCGCCAATGGCCGGGCGGGGTCCAAACTCCGCCCGCGCCACATAGATCAGGCGCCTTGACTTGTAAAGCCCGTCCGCATGGGTCCCCAGCCTGGATTTATCCCGCTCCAGGATCTCGTTTTCATCCACCGCCACGGTCATTTTTTGGCCGTTGACGGTGTGAATGTCCGCGAACTCCTGGGCGTTCAGAAATGTGCCGATGTCCGCCGCGATCTGCTCCTTGAACGTATGGGTGCCCATTACTGGGCACCCCCGCCGTTATCCGCAGCAGGCGGCACAATGGCCGCCGCAGGGGTCAGGACGATAGCCGCCGCCAGGCGCTCCACGATCAGCGCCTTGGCAGCGCCGCGCGGGAGATCCACGCCCATGTCCTTGGCCAGCTTTTTCAGGTCGTCCTTGGTCATGTCCTCCAGCTGTGCGGGATCCAGGTGGCCCTCCACCATGTCGGTGTTGTCACCGCTATGGTTGCCGTTGTGGTTCTCCTGGCTCTCCTGGGCGCCCTCTGCGGCGTCCGCGGCCTCCTGGGTGTCCTGGGTGGTGTCGGCGTTCTCGGTGCCGTCCTGGCCGCCGTCAGCGTCCTGCGGGGGCATGGTGGCCTCCTCCGCCGCGTCGTCGGTCATTTTGGCGCTTTCAGCGGAAAGCCACGCCTGCACCATGCGCTTGTCATAGGCGGGGAGGGTGTCGCCCGCCTGATACATACGCCCGCCGTACAGGATTGGGCGCTGTGCTGTCAGTCGCTTCATGTTCCTTTCCTCCCGGCTTTTAGCCCAGCAGCTTCATCAGTACGGTTTCGTCCGCGCTGGCCGCAGGGGCGGCGGCGTAACCCGCCGGCACATTCCCGGCGGCCGTGGTGGTGATCTTTTTGTCCGTGGCGCTGTAATACAGCGCGGCGCCCATGGTGATCTCGCCGGTGGCCTTTTCCATCTCAAAGACGCCCACCACATGGAGGTGGCCGGTTTCGCCGGCGGCAATATCTTCACCGGCCACACCGATCCTGGTCCCCAGGCTCACCACTTCGCCGTTTTTGACTGCGGTGCCGGCCTTGTAGTCCAGCACCTCGCCTTTCTGCCAGTATTTCGCGGTCATGTTCTCTTACCTCCTGTCAAATAGTCGTGCCGGGGTTCTTGGTGATACCGCGGAAGTCGACCGCAGTAATGCCCCAGTCCAGCCAGATGTCCCACACAAAGCCCAGGCGGCCCGGAACCTCGCTGCGGCGAATGGTGGGGGTTTCCTGCCCGTTCAGGTAGTCCACCTGCAGGCTCTTGGCGTAACGCTGATCGCCGGCAACAAACCAGGGGATCGCGTTGCCGTCACCGGCCAGGACGTTCAGGGCGCCCTCCTCAATGACCTGCAGCTTGTTGCGGTACTGGTACAGGGCGTTTGCGGTGTGACTGCCGATCCCGGTCACGTCGATCTGCGCGGTTTCCAGGATCTGCGACAGCTTGAAGCCATAGCCCACGGGGACGATCACATACTTGGGTTCCACCATGATGGAATCACCGAACGGATCCTTCTGGTGCAGCAGTTTCAGCATGGCGGCCTGCAGGGTGTCAATGGATGGTGCATCGCCGTTGGCGATCAGGTTGCTGTGGGCGTTGTCGAACAGGGAAACGCCGTCGAAAATGGCGGGGTTGTCGATCAGGATCTTGTAAACCTGCTTGTTGATCGTGCGCTTGGCGCTCATAGCGTAAAGGCCGGGCATTTCGGTGATGAAACCCACGTCGTCGTTGATAAACGCCTGGCGGGTCATCCCGAACTGGCGGCCAAAGGTGTCGATCTGGCGCTGGGGAAGCAGTTCCGTCTTGGGGGTGTCGGCTTTCAGTTCGCCGTTTTCACCCACGCGCAGGAACTCACCGGCGCCGCCGGCCAGATAGCTGTGGTCCTTGGTGGGCTTAAAATCG